GACTGGGCGGACCACGACGAAAGAGAGGATGACGAGTAATGCCGTACTACCCGAGATCAGACACCTCAGTTGCCGCCGACCTTGCGATTGGCGATGACTTGACCGTGACGGACGAATTACTCGTCACCACGGCAGACAAGCTGAAAGTCGGCGGCGTGATCGTGCCGCAATTCGTTCGCATGAGTTTCTTGCTGCATCCGATGGCGACGATTACGGAATGGGATCTTTGGGTGGCCGATCGCGCCATCCAAGTGACCGGGATCAGTGTGGTGCCGAGCACGCTGCAAGGCGGGGCCTTGACCGCCACCATCGTCAAGTCGGTGAGTACCGCGACTCCGGTCAAGACGACGACGCCGATGCACACGGCGGACGCGATCAATCTCAATACCGGCGCCTACACGGTGCAAACCATCACGCTGACGGCGACGGCAGCTGATCTCGTGTTGGCGGCCGGGAATCGCATTTCTATCGACCTGAGCGGAGCGCTTACGGTTGGGCAGGCGTGCGTGTCCGTCACCTACAAGTGCGTGTAATCGAAAGGGACAGGATCTATGGCAACGTCAGGAACATGGGATCGCGGAGTATTCCGCATCCAACTCGCCAACACGGGCGCGGCGGCCGCAGATATGGCGTCCGTCCAGAACACAACAGGCGAAGATCAAATCATCACGTTCTGCGCCCTCAACATCACGACGGCGAGTACCGGAGCGTCCACCATCGACGTCGGTGTGGCGTCCACCTCTACGACCGCGGACAACCTGATCGACGGGCATTCTGGCGCGACGGCGGGCGTGTTCGCGGCGAAGGGCACAAACGGTCTGCTCGTCAAAATCTGGACGGCTGATCAGTACCTCACGGTATCGGAAGCGTCCGGTGACGTGGCTGGATTGGCGGGCGAATTGCTCGTTCAGTACGTTCCGCGCACCACCGCTGGAGCGGTGAGCTAACCGATGCACGCTGGAACCTTCCACGAGCGTGACCTACTCAAACAGACCACGATGACGATTACCGTCAAGCGTGGCCCGTTCCATCCGTATCTGATGCGGTTCGGTTTGTGGGTGATGATGGTTGGTGCTCGCATCGCGGGCATAGGCCACATCGACATCGAGGGGATCTAAGCATGGTCCTGGCGACGGGCTACAACGCGACGGACGCGCTCGTGGCGCTGCAAGACCTGACGCAGTGGACGGTCGAGCCGCAACTGTCTGCCGCAGAGCTTCAACGGCTCTTGCGGCAGGCAGTTGCGCCGGACGAGGACGGCAACGATCCCGATGCGTGGCCGTCGTGGGTGGCGCTAACGGCGTACCCGCTGGACTACCGGGTGGTTCCGGCCACCCGCAACGGGTACGTCTACATCGTCACCACGGCGGGCACATCGGGCGCGTCCGCGCCGAGCTTCGACACGGACATTGACGACACCACGGTCGACGGCACGGTGACCTGGACGACGGAGGACACCGCGCCGTGGACGCCCACCTACAGCACGTCCGGGCTCTACCGGGCAGCGCTGCTCGGGTGGGAAACGAAGTACCGCAAGCTCACCGCCGGGGAGACGTTCAGCGCCGATGGCGCGAGCTTCAACCCGGAAGCACGGCGAAAAGACATCCGGGCAGAGATCGACGCGCTGCGCCGCAAGTGCGCGGGATCGTTCGCCCTAACCGGGCGTACCAGTCGGATCGAGAACTGGGAGAACGTTGGTTCTCTTTCGGTGAACGGATGAAACGGCGAGCCGACTGGGACGATGAATGGTGGTACAGCCCGTCGCTGCAAAACGGATCGGTTCACGATCTCGCGGACTCGTCACCGGAGAGCACGACGGCAGCGATTCTGCTGGTACCTGACCCCGAACAACGGCGGGGATGGCGGGAGTACTACGTCAGGACCGACAAGCCAAACGAGCGGCATGAGCCGATGGGGTTCAAGCCGAACGGAAAGGAAACACCATGAAGGCGACGCATCCAGACGGACGGACATTCGACGGTGACGAGAACGAGTTTGATCGCACGTACGGTCCCGCCGGATTCGTCAAGGTTGACGAGCAGGCGGTCGATGATGCGGCAGCGGTGGCGGCCGACGATGCCAAAAGTGCTGCCGATCCCGACGACGCTGAACCGAAGAAAGCTACGGCGTCGAAGGCTGCGGCAAAAGTGGACGGCGACGATGGCAAATAAACCATTCCTCATCCGACACCGCGATGGGCGTGAGTACGAGCTTGCGGGCGATAAAGCCGGTAAAGACCTGTACCGCGACGAGTACCAGCCGCAGGGCTTCGCGGTTGTCGATCCACAGCCACACACGCACGAACGACCGGACCTGAGCGAGCACAAGAAGGCAAAGGCCGATGGCGCTGCTGTCAGCAAGTCAACTCACGCAGATGCGGACGCAGGCGACGGCAAGTCTGGACCGGACGTGCACCCTGCGAACGGTGACCCTGGGAATGCCTGATAACGCGGGTGGCTTCGGCTCGGACAGTACGTCCGATGCCTCGGTCGCCTGCCGGATCGCGGTTCCTACGGGGCGTGAGCGCGTCGTGATTGACCGGCTTGGGCTGGAAGCCGATACGACGATCACGGTCCCGCACGGGACGACGGTGACCGAGACACAGCGGATCGAGGACCAGGCGACGGGGCGGACGTACGAAATCGCGCTCACGAATCCAGAGGATAGTTACCGTACGGCAACGCGCTGCTTTTGCAAACGGATCGGGTGATGATTACGACGCAGATCATCTACAACAAGCTGCCGCAGGTCCGTGCTCGCTTCCCACGTGAGGTCAGCGAGATCGTGCGTGAGCAGATCAAGGTCACCGAAGACGACATCAAAACCAACATCCAGAAATACGACTACATCGACACCGGGGCCACGCTCAATAGCGTCCAGTCGGCCATGACCGGGCAGTTTAGCGGCGAGGTCACGGTCGGGACCGAGTACGCGGTCTACGGCAACTACGGCACGCGCTACCAGACGGCGCGTCCATTTGCATCGGACGCGGCGGTCACGGGAGAGACGGAGTTCCCTGAGCGGTTCCGTGAACTCGAAGGGCGGCTCGGATGAGTACCAACCCGACGCTGATCGAGATTCTGAACGAATGGATCGACTTCCGCACGGCGGAATCGACACTGGATGACCGAGCACGCCGTGCGGAACTCGGCATTATCCGGCAGGACATTGACAACCTCATTGCTGGTGGGGTCATCGCCGAAGGCAGCATCGACCTGAGCAGATGGGAGCCGCGACGGCGCATACATCGGCCGCCTCCGAATTGGGCATGCCGGCCATGACCGTCATCATCGAGCCGACCCGGGCCGAGCGATGGATTTACCTCCAACTGTCGAGCGATCCGACGATTGCCGGGATCGTCGGGACGAGGATCTACGCGAACGTGGCGCCGCAAGCGGTGACAACCTACCCGATGGTCGTGTTCTCGCTTCTCGGGGCATCTGAGGACGTCAGGGGCAGTGGCCCGAACATCATCTGGTCGAAGCTCACCTACCTCGTCAAGGGGATCACGTCGGGCAACAGCGTGACGAGCCTGCAAACGTTGGTCGATCGGATTATGACCGTCCTGCATACCGGCAAGGGCGGCACGGCAGACGCGGCAATCGATTACTGCGTCCGCAAGCGACCGTTCCGCATGGCGGAGGTCGAGAACAACACGCAGTACCAACATCTCGGCGGAGAGTTCGAGATCGCGGTGCGAGCAGCCAGCGTGTAGCGCGATGGGCGTGAAGGTTACGGACCTCAGATGCCCAACGCCGATGTGTGGCAAGAAGCTCGCGGATGCCGTGTACATCACGGCGGGGGGTATTGAGGTCCGTATCAAATGCGACCGCTGCAAACGGGTGGTCGTCGTCAAAGCGTAATCACAGTGGCCGGTGCGTCAGCGAACGCCGGAGCCCATGAAAGGGGTATCCGGCTATGCCTGAGCGCGCAACCGTCTTTGAGCTTACGCAAATTGGCGTTGAGACAACGCCCGGCACCACGGTCGCGGCAACCAAGAAGCTCCTTGGGACGTCGATCGACCCGAGTATCCGCAGCGACAACCAAACCTTCCGCCCCAAGGGCAGCCGCTACACCACGGTTGCGATCCAGAACAAAGAATGGGTTGAAGCGACCGTTACGCAGGACGTCGCGGTCTACACCGATACGGTGTATCTGCTCTCAAGCCTGCTCGGACCGTCGTCGATCTCCCTCGTGTCCATCGGTGTGTATCTGCACGAATGGGACCCGCTCAGCTTCACACCCTACAGCCCCAAGACCTTCACCGTTGAGAACGGCAGTTATGTCCGGGCCATGGAGTTCGGCTATGGGCTCGTCACCGGACTGAACATGGACTTCAGCCGCGACGGCGTCTCGCTCGGCGGGTCAATGGTCGGGCAACTGCTGTCCGATGGAAGCACGTTGACGGCAGGCACGCCCGAAGTCCAGACGGCGAGCAAAACCGGCACGGTATCAGCCGGGACGTTCACGATCTCGTTCATGGGCGAAACCACGACCGCGATTGCCTTCGGGGCGACCAATGCGACGGTCCTGGCGGCGCTGGAAGCGCTTGCCAACATTGCGCCCGGTGATGTCGTCCTCGGCGGCGGGCCGCTCAACACGACCCCGGTCACGATCACGTTCGGCGGCGCGTACGCCAGTGCCGACATCCCGCTGATGGTGATTGATTCCGCCCTCCTGACCGGCGGCGGGTCGTACGGCATCGTGCAGACCACGGCGGGCGCCGCGTTGAGTGAACTTGCCCTGCAACCGATCGCCGGGGATGAGTGGGATTTCTATATTGACACCACGTCCGGCGGGATCGGGGGGACCAAGCTCCTGCGCTGTTTCGCGGCCTACTGGACGATTGAGAACGTCTACGGCGTGATCTGGCCGGCGAATACATCCAACACCTCATGGGCCGCACACGTCGATCTTGCCCCGACGGCGCAGGTGCGATTCACGCTCGAGGCGGATTCGGCCGGCATGGCGTTTCGTACGCAGCTGCAGACCGGCGATACGCGGTATGTGCGAATCAAATGCACCGGGCCGGCCCTCGGCGCAAGCACGTATTACGCCGCGTTTGACTTCGCCGTGAAGATCACCGCGATCAGTGAATTCCGCGACCAGGATGGGGTGTATGCGATCGAGTACACCGCCGACATCGTGCACGACTCAACCTGGGGGAAGGCCCTGAGCTTCGACATTCGTAACAGTATTTCGGCCATCAGTTAGGGCGTCACGAACGCCAGGGAGAGCATCACGGATGCCATTGGACCTGAAAGACCTGTACGCGGGGCGGCAGCGGCGCTTGACGATTGAACTCGGGGAGGACGAATCCGGGGAGTCGTTGTCGCTCGCGTTCAAGTGGAGCCCGGAGAAATACACCAAGCAGGTCCACGCGGCCCTGCAAGACGCACGGGAGACGAAAGACGCCTTCCAGATCGCTGAGGCCGTGATCGTGCCGCTGGTGACGTGGTGGGATCTCACCGAAGGCGGCAAGGCGTACCCGATCACCACGGCGAATGTCGAAGCGTTGGGACTCTTTATTGGGATGCAAATGATGCTGGCGATTGAGGCCGACTTCGAGGTTCCCGCAAACCTAAAAGGGACATCCGGCGCGTCCTCATCGGCATCGGACGGGGTGGGTTCAATCTCCCCGAGTGGTACCGCAGCATGAGGGCGTGCCGCTACTTAGGCATCGACTTCTGCACGTCCAACGGCATCCCGTTTAGTCCGATTGTCGAGGCGTGGGCATTGATCGCGGAAGCGGCCGAAGGGGAAGCGGAGGCGGAATTGGTCAAGCGGGCACGCGAGCAGGCGAAGAACCGGTGATGTTAGCGATGGCGACGGCGAATCAGATACGGAACCAACACGCCGATGAGCAGCCACGCGGCGACGACCAGCGCCACGGCGCCGATCGGCGTGTGCTGCCCCTGGTATCTGGCGCACGCTTGATCGTCCATCCCGGCCGGACAGGCAATGTCACCGGCGACGACTTCGGCAAGGAACGCTATCGCCGCGATGCCCGTTCCAATTGCCCAGAGCATGTAACCCGTGCCGCGTGTTTCGCCGCTCATCGACCGTACGACCTTGTGCATGGTGTTCCTTTCTGTCAACCGCGAATGCTAGCACGCCGAGGCGCGACATGGACGTAGCAAGCCTACGGGTGCTCTTCGCCGCCGATGGTGACGGGACCGTGACCCGCGCCATCGACAACGTGAATAACAAACTCGGCACCGTTGACGGGCACGCCCGCCGCGCAAGCGGGGCGCTCGGCGGCATGTTCAAGGTTGCTGGCGGGTTCCTGCTTGCACAGGGCATTACGAACGTCGTTGGCGGCATCCTGCAAATGAACTCCAACGCCGAGCAGGCAAAGGTCGCGCTCGAAGTCGCGCTTGGCAGCGCGGAGAAAGCCGAGGCGACGTTCCAGCGTGTACAAAAGATGGCGGCGGCAACGCCGTTCAGCACCCAGGAATTGCTCAACTCCACCCTGCAACTCGAATCACTCGGACTCAGTAGCGAAAAGTGGCTGACCACGATTGGCGATACCGCCGCCGGAACGACGAAGAGCGTCGATCAGGTGACCCAGGCGGTGCTCGACGCATCGTTCGGGGAATACGAACGACTCAAGGAGTTCGGTATTCAGTCCCGCGTCGAAGGCGATAAGGTCACGTTCAGCTACATCAAAAACGGCAAGCAGATCAACGAGACGGTTGATAAGAACAATAAGGAGATCATCCAAAGTACGCTTCAAGCGATCTGGAATGACAAATACGCCGGGGCGATGGCAAAGCAATCCAAGACCTTCGCCGGGCAATGGTCAACGCTCAAAGACAACGCCGCCATTGCGATGATGAACATGACCGAAGGCCTGTTCTCGGGACTGACCGGCATCCTCGATTTCGTCAATAACGTGTTCTCTCGGGGATTCACCGACGCGCTGCGTGCTATCGGTGGAGAGGACACGCCGAAGTTCCTGGTTGATCTCGCCGCCGGGATCGATGCGGTACGGGACGCATTCGGGGCCGGTGAGGGGATCGGGGAAATTTTCGACCGCTGGTTCGGTGAGGATGCACGGGGACCGCTTCAGGGCATCGTGTACGACATCCTTGCCATTGCCGACGCGCTCGGTGATATGTGGGCGGCGTTCCAGTCCGGTGGATTCGCGGGCCTGGCCGATGTGTTCCTCGAAGAATTCGGCAACATCTTCGAAGCAGGCATCGACGTTGGCGCGATTGCGGTTCGGTTCGCATGGGGCGAACTAACCCAGGTGGGAGAATCGCTCTGGGACAAGTTCAAGGATTACAGCGGGATCACGAACG